CTAGCGGCGTTTTACAATTTCCATGCGTTTCATGGCTTCTTCGGCCAGTTTTTTCTGGTCGACTGCGCGGGTGTATCGTTCCACCTCAGACAGGGTTTTGTGCCCTGTAATCGCCGCGATCTGATGTGGCGTGCAGCCTGCTTCTGCAAGCCTGCGGGCGGCGGCTTTACGCAGACCGTGACCCGAAAGTTCTCCTGAGACAGCCGCAGCATCGGCCCAGGCACGGAACTGATTACCCAACCCGTTAGATGAAGCCTGTCGGCCCGCCTGATTCCTAAGGTATGTGCCGCCCTCAGCCGGTTCGAGTGCAAGTATATCAGCCAGATCAGGGTGAATCGGAATCAGCAGCCGTGCGCCGGTTTTTTGCTGGATGACGTCAATAAAGCCTTCACGAACATCACCCGGCCCCATCTTGACCGCATCCGATCTCCGCTGGCCGGTGTAAAGCATCAGAGCGAAAGCGAGCCGCTGTCGTGAACCGACCGGCCAGAAAGCCTCATATTGCCTGATCTCATCTTCGGACCAGGTGCGGGAGCCCTCCCCTTTTTCCTTCACGCGACGAATACCCGCCGTCGGATCGACCGATATCTGCTCGTTTTCAAGTGCATGACGAAAAAGGATACCCAGCAAGGACAGCCATCGATTGAACATCGCGGGCCTGTTTGCCAGCGGGCGCAATATCGCTCGAATATGCTTACCCTCGAAGTCGGTAAGCTGAGCATCTGCAAAACGCTCCGCCAGCATTCGCCTGATAATATTGTTATATGTCTTCTGAGTTGCGGGCCGCAGCGCCAGAAAGGCGGCAGATCGACGCCATTCATCGGCGAGACGCATAAACGTACCCGCCGATCTTATGCGTGGCGGCTCTTTCGCGATCTCAGCTTGTCCTAGCGCCGCCTGATAGGCCGCGAGAAACGAAGGATCGTGCTGCGGCGGCAATGGTTGCCTCGGCAGGTTTGGGTGCCGGAAATACAGTCTGATTTTGCCGTCTCGCCCCTTGTGACGCTGTATATGAGGCAGCCTGATTACGGTCACGATATCAGATAATCCAACGGTGCCTCTTCCTGCGCTGTCTTGAACGCATCAGACCTGGACTCACTCTCGCGCGTTCGCGCATCAACCCAGCGATCCAGAGCAAGCCGGTCCCATCCTTTCCGACCCGGCGACATGCGCAAAGGGGGTACCTCCCGGCCTATACTGTTCAAGAAGGTTCCTTCAGAGAGGCCGACATATCTGCAAGCCTCGTGCAGCTTGAGGACACGCGGCGTAATAAGGTCGCTCATTATTATGCTCTCCCCCCATGTCTCTGTGTCTCGTGAGGAGGGGCAGCTTCCTCCCCCGGCCTGACGAAGCGCAGGCGCGTCATCTGGTTATTCAGGCTGATATCGATGAGCGGATAAGCCGAGCGGATCTTTTCGGCCAGGTTCTGCTCCAGAAGCACCACACGGTGGCGGATGCCTTGCTGTGCGTAGGCTTCGATATCGCCCGATCGCCAGAGGCAGCGCCATTGCCCGGACGTGCAGGCGAATTCGGCGAGCAGGCAATATCTCGGCTCTTTAGAGATCCAGAACTCGACCAGCTCGGCCGGAATGGGCTCCACGAATTTGCGCCAGGACTTCGGGCGAGACGGCAGAAGCTCCAGAAGGCGCGGGTCAAGCGAATCTGAGACACGCAGGCCCCGGCATCGCGAGGACGCAGCTTGTTCTGCCTCGGCATGGGTTGCAAAACGCTCTACCGTGTGGCGCTTGTCCTCACGTAATACAAAAGGCAGCGAGTTCATCCTTGCCTTCCGATCATATCCCGAAGGCGCCGTGTGTTGTCGCTTTTGTCAGTATAGTGATCGGTTAAAGCATGAATAATGTTGCTCTTTTCGAAGCAACTACCCCTCAATACCGCTCCCATCGTGCATTTCAGGACTCGCGCATTGTCTAAAGAGCCGATGAAGCCGCTAAGACCGGTTTCGCCACCCGCCACAGACCGTGAACCCGAATGGAAGCGCGGGCCCGGGCCTAATGAGCCCCGCCCCCCGGCCCCACCACCGAAATCACCGCCATCAGAACAAGACTCATAAGGGCGAGCCCCGCTGGAAGGGCAATAAACCAGCGCCTTCCGGCCGTCAGTGCTTCGTAGGTGCTTCGAAGCACGCGGTCGTTTGAGGCTATGCTGGCTTGCCCTGCCGAGGCGAAATGCTGGAGTATCTCCAACTCGCTTGGATGCTCCGGCACTTCGGTCGTAAGCCACCCTATATCGCCGTAGTTGTAGAACCATTGCTTCACGCGGAAAACCGACGAGAGGTAAAGGGCAGAGAACGCGGCGGGGATAAGCGCGCTCGCCAGCAAAACTATTGTCTGGCCGCGCGTCAGACCTCCCGGGCTTGACGCAAACAAGCGCGCACCCCCAGTGCTCAGCACAGCAATCACGATACCACTCAGCCAGCCCAGCCATGAGGTGGCGCGTGCCTCGTAGGCGGTCATGGCTGCATTCTGGGCATCGAGGCGCTTTATTATGGCTTCCTTCGCCTCTTTGGCCGCCCACAGAGGAAAGGCCGCATCCACAGCCCCATAATCCGGCTCTGATAGCGGTGCGCTGGCGTCGGACATGGCTTGATGCTCCTGCTTTGGCCACAGTGAGAGAGGTTTGTCCCCCACCTACGATAAGAATGTTCAGGGTATGGGTCATCACGACATACCGATCATGTGATGCAGCCGTTCGCGAGCGTGACGCTGCATGGTTTCCAGCACGATGCGCGCGGCGTGTTGCCAACCTGGCTCACGGCCAGCGATCTCGTGGGCGGCGCGCGCTGTCATATCTGCAAGCAAGTCAAGACGTTGCGACACGGTGAGGTCGAAGCGGTCGCAGACGGCCCGGAATTCGAGGCTCGCCGCCTGACAGGCTTCCAGACTCACATCGCCCGCCGCATCGGGCGGGAAATGCCCTAGCGGGGTCGCGCTCATGCTTGTGCGCTCCCCAGACGCCCGTGGCGAGCGAGGATGGTCAGAACGGGATCGGTTGGCGGCGCTTCGGGAATGATGCTGCGCCCCCTGGCGGCGCGTTCCATCTGGTCGGCCTCACGGCGCTTGTTGGCGGCGGCGTTCTGCCAAAGGCGCACGGCCTCGCTGCGTCCGGCAAAGCCTGCCTGCTCGGCCAGGCTCTCCATGTAGGATGCCATGGCCCGCTTGGCCTTGATGGTATCGCGCCCGGTGAGCGATGGTGTGGTTGGTCTGTCGGGGAGAAAAACGGTCTGAACCGGCGATGCTGACATCGGCTTGCGCTCCATCGTGGACGAACGATGGAGCATAAATCCAACAATACGTTGGGAATGTAAACAACAAAATGTTGGATTACGTTCTCCGTTTGTCTGTTAGCTGAGTAACTCAGCTACTTCTGATAGGCCTTCCTTCTCGGCCCGTGAGCGTAGCGCACCGATATCTTCTGAGTGCATTCGACTCAGAGGGGAGACGTCAAACACTCCAAATTCCGGAACCTTTGAAAACTCGCGAAGTACCGTCTCATACGGAACCCCCACCTCCCCAACAAGATAGAGCGCAGTGGCATACATCGTAGCTACTGCCTTCGCGGATTTCAGCGGATCATTATCGTACGATCTGTGAAAATCTTGGCTTGATGGGAGATAGACTTCGCCAGCCTCTTCGCGCGGGCGGCTATCTTTTGATAAGACCAGAACCTCTTTCGTATCCCGATCAAATGTGGCCGAATAATCGATTGCTGTTTTCATTCTATGCAGCACGATCAATCTCTCCCGCTATGAGGCCATTCAGGTTTACGCCAGTAACCGCACGAATGGACACGAGAACGCTTAGCGGAGGCTCTCGTAAACCGCGCTCATAAGTCCCATACCGCTCCCCCTCTATCTCCAGCATTTCAGCGAATTCTTTCTGGGTAAGACCAGGCTTCCCAATCTCACGCCCGAAGGCACTACGCAGCATACGCAGCCTCGTCGCAAAATGCTCGCGGATGTCTGAAGCGGGGAGTTTACGTGCGTTTGGCATAGGCTCATTTGCGCACCTCAACGCGCGATTTTCACGAGACATTATGTCCTCGACAAATACAACGTTTTGTTGGATCATAACTTTATGAGCCAATTAGACGTTCACCTCCGCACTCATGGCATCACGACACGAGCTCTCGCGCAGAGCGTCGGAGTATCGTGCGAAGCGGTGCGACTTTGGAGAACAGGACAGAGGCGTATCGCAACAGCACGTCTCCAAACCGTTTGCTCATCAACCGGGCTGCTTCCATGCGATCTACGTCCTGACCTGTACCAATTCGCCGGTGTGTCGCTGAAGCGAGAGGCCGGACTTATTTCAAAGCCAACATCGGGAAAAGCAGCATGAAATTCCGTCATGCCCTGCACGCTATCGGCTGCATGTCGCGCCGTCATCCGAAGGGTGTCCGGGCAAGATCGCCTCACTCCCCACCGGGCTCCATCGGATCGAGGGCCCAGCCATGACCACGCATGCCATCAAGACGGCCACGCAGGCTGTCATTCGCGCTGTGGGCGGTGTCGATGCGGCGGCGAGTTTCGTCCGCGTCGGGCGGTCGCAGCTTTCAGACTACCAGAACCGCCATTCGCAATCGGTCGTGCCGGTCGATGTTGCCATCGAGATGGATCGCTGCGCGCAGGAACCGGTCATTCTGGCCGCCATGGCGGCAATTGAAGGTTTTGTGCTTCTGCCCATCGAGTTTGGAGAAGGATGCGCGGCAACGGCCATGGGAGATGTCGCGGCCTCGGCCAGTGGAACCATGACGGCCGCCCTGCGGGCTTTGGCTGATGGCAAGATAGACCGCTCCGAGGCGCAGGACTTGTCGTTGCGTTTGTCACACCTGATTCGGCACTCGACTGACGCCCTTCAGAAAATGCAGGCCCTCGCGTTCTGCGCCGATGAGGAGGGCTGACGCATGAGCCATTCTCTCGCACCGTCTGGTGGTTCGTGCACTGCGAAATCACGCCCTCTCTCCGTCGCGAAAACCGATCAGGCCAGAGCGGATCGTATTCTGTGCAACGTGCAAAAGGAGCGAGGCGGCGTGCAGGCGATTGCCGCCTGTGTCGATAGGGCTCCCGGCAGCGTGCAACGCTGGGTGCACGTGCCGGCCATCCATGTCGGGCCGCTGCTGAGAGCGCATGATTGCGGCTGGCTCACCCGGCGGATGGTAACGATTGCGCTAGGCGTTTCCAATGCAGACAAGCGCAAGGCAGGCAATCTGCTCGCCATCATCCGCGCAACGCCGGGCGGCATGGCCGTGCTGGCGCAAGCAGCGGGACGCTCTCTGGATGCCACGCGAAAATGGAAGACGGTGCCCGATGCCTTTGTGCCGCTGGTGCTGCGTGAGTTCAGCGACTGGCCGGGTCAGCGCAGGTTTGAGCGCGTTGCCCGCACGAAACCCGCCTGCGCCAGCGTCTGGCACCGCAAATGCCTGAAATGCGGTGAGAAATTCATTGTTAATTCCCCTTACGTCAGGCGGTGCGAGCTGCATCGCAAGGAGTGCTGATGGCCCGCCCTGCTCTCGATCGGGTGCGGCTTGCGCCCGCCATAAGGCTCTATCACCGCAAAGGCGTTCCAGCGCGAGGCATCGCCCTGCGACTGGGCATTTCGGAGCGCAGCACGCGCGGCATCCTCAAGGACCTCGGCCTTACGGCCCAACGCGGCCCCGCGCTGAAGGAGGTGCGTCATGGGTGATGCTCATATTATTGCTCACGGATTGGGCGGCGCGTCATTCAGCGAGCCGGAGAACGTGCAGGCCGAATGTGCGCTGCTGGGCGCCATCTTAACCAATGGCCGGCGCGTCATGCCCATGGTCGAGGAATATCTCCGGCCCGAGCATTTTTACGATCCGCTCAATGGCGTGATTTATGAAGCGGCGTTGCATATGCATGGGCGCGGCATCGAGCCGAACCCCTTGCTCATTCGTGATCGGATTGGCGGTCATGATGTGCTGATGGGCCGCGTGCCGGCGGAGTATATTGCGCAGATCATGATGGCGATGGTCGGTATCGCCAATGCAGGCGATTACGGGCGCGCCATATTCGATGCATGGACGCGTCGCCAACTGCGCACCATGTGCCTCGATGTTTCGCGGCTTTGCCTCAACCCCACCGGACAGACAGGTGAGGATCTGGTGGAGCAGCTCGAAAGCGGGCTGCTCGACATTGCGCAGAATATGCGTGAGAGCCTGCCCAACGTGACCATTGCCGAGGCTATCGCGCAGGCCATCGCCTGCGGGCGCGATGCTCTGGCGCGTGGCTCGGCTCTGGCCGGGCTTTCATGGGGCTATCCTGCGCTCGACCGCATGACAGGCGGCCTTCTGGCTGAGGGGCTTTATCTGCTGGGCGCGCGCCCGGCGATGGGCAAAACGGCGCTGGGCCTCGGCATCGCCATGCGCGTGGCAGCGCGGGGCGAGCGCGTGTTATTCTGGTCGGGTGAAATGGCCGCGCGTCAGCTGGGTGCGCGTGCCGGTGCAGCCTGGGCCGGGCTCTCCACGCTCTCGGTCTTCTCCGGGCGCCGTTATGACATTCCCGAAGATGTCGAGACCGGTATGCGGGTCGATCTCGCCCCTTGGCAATGGGACGATCTGGCAGAGGGCGAGCGGCAGGCCGAGGGCGTGCCACTTGAGCTCGATACGCGCTCCGGCCTGACGGTGGCCGGGTTGCGCTCACGCGCGCGGCGCATGAAGCGCAGCAAGGCCGGTCTGGGTCTGATCGTGCTGGATTATGTCGGGCTGATGCAGGGCAGCGAAGCCGCGAGACGACGCGGGCGCTACGAAGAAATGAGTGAGATCAGCGCCGGACTGAAAACCCTGGCCAAAGAGCTGGGCGTGCCGATCATCGCGCTGGCCCAGCTCAATCGTGACGTAGAAAAGCGCGAGGACAAGCGGCCCATCGAGGCCGATCTGCGCGATAGCGGCGGGCTGGAACAGGATGCCGATATGGTCGCGTTCCTCTACCGCGATCATTACTATCTGGCCAAGGAGGCGAGCGGCGACGGGCTACAGAAGCGCGAGCGCGAAACAGACGAGCAATTTGCCAATCGCTGTTCCGATCTTCAGGTCCGCATGCGCGAAGCCATAGGCAAGGCGCAGGTGCTGATCCGCAAGAACCGTCATGGCGGGACAGGATCGGTCCGGCTGCGCTTCGATCATGACAGCACATGGTTTCGCGATGAGAGCGAAGACCCCCGCAGCCCTGCCTGGGTGCGTGAGGCGCACCCATGAGGCGCCCTGCCCCATTGCGCCGGCGTTTCGGGGTGCATGCGCGCGCGCTCATGACCGATGCCCGCTGGTGCCTCCTGCCCCTCGCCTCACGGGCGTTATGGCTGCAACTGACCGATCTGGCAGACGCCATGCCTGAGCTGCGCGCGCCGTCACGCGGGCATGCGGTAACGGCGTCGAACCTCGCCCAGTATCTCGCCGCCGAACCGCTCGATGTGGCCCATGCACTCGCAGCGCTGGTGCAGCGCGACATTCTCGAGCCCGTCGATGACGGATATCGTCTGAAAGCCTTCTGATGATGACCTATAGCAAAGCCGATCAGGCACTCATTGCCCGGATCACGATCATGGCGACTTCAAATCTGCGCTTCTTGGCCATGCCGGCCGAGGCCCTGCTCATGTGGCAGCGCATGATGATGCTCATTGTGCAGTACGGGACGGGTGGCGTGCTTTCCCTTACGGGCACGTCGGGCATTGGGTTCTCGACGCTTGCCGCAATCGGGTTACGCACAAGCGAAACCCAGCTGGAAACCTGGCTCGAAACCTGGGCGCAAAACCTGAGCATAACCTGGGACCGGCAGGCGCAAACGATCGGCTTGCCACCTGAATTGCAGGGCATTGCGAGCGGATCGCGCAGGGCGGCGGCTTCTCGTGAGAACGGCAAAAAGGGCGGAAGACCGCCAAAAAACCCGACATTCACCCCGCAAAACGATCCGCGCCAGCGCAGCGCCATGATGCCCATTGCGGGAGGCAAAACCATGACAGACGAAAACCCAGCGCATTCTCGGGTTTCTCGCGCGCGTGAGAAGCTTAGCTTGGCTTCTTCCAATAGCTTTGAAGAGAAAGCCAAGCTTGAGGCGCGAGTGAGTGACGCACAGATCGATACGGCTTATCGGCGCATAGGTCCGAAGGCTTTCGAGGCAGCCGGGTTCGATCCGGCGCGCAGCATGGTCAATCATGGCGTGGTGCGACAGTGGAGCGCCGACGCCCTGCGCGCCGGCTTCACGGCTGACGAGGCCGAGCGGCTGATCCTCGGTGTGGTGACCAGCGTGACCGAGCGTCAGGCCGGCAAAGGCGGCGCAATAGGGCATCTGGGGTATTTCAGCAAAGCCGTTGCAGAGGCCATTGCCCGGCGCGATCTGCCCGAGGCCCCGTTGAACGAAGCCGAGATAGAGGCCGACCGGGCTTTCCGCCGCGATCTGGAACGCTGGAAGGAAACCGGCCTGGCCGCAGGTGAGCCCGTACCGAACCGCGGCGCCTATCTTGCCCGTGCGAGAGACGCAGCATGACCCGGCTCCCCCTCGCTTTCGATCCCGAACGCAGCGTGCCCGAGCAGGTGGGCGAATGGCTGGACGAAGCCGCCCTCACCCTCGCCTGCCTTCCCGCCACCGGCCTGCGCCCAGCCGGTGCCCGCAGCACCTGGCCCGCCTATCTCTGCGATCTGGAGGATCTTGGATGGGAACGTGAAAGCGATGAATTCCTGCCCCGCCCCACAGCAGAACAGATCGACCGGCTGGACGTGGTCCTCGGCTGGATACCGATGATCGAGGATCGCAAAGTCAGGACGGTGGTGAACATGCGCCTGATCGTTCACCCGATTTCAGGCGCCTATCGCTGGGAATGGCGGAAAATCGGGGCCAAACTCGGCATCAGCCACGTCACCGCTAAAGCCTGGCATCAACGGGCCTGCGCGATGATTGCAAGAAAAATTAACCGAGAGCCATTTTCCACTTTCCAGTCTGTCCAATTTGCAGTGTTTTAGAAAACAAGCTGGATATACGCGCGCCAACGACCACCGTCAGACATTCAATCTCGCTATTGATATCTATTTTTCACGTGACTAGTCGCTCGATCAAGATCAGGAAATAAGAAACTCTCAGTTATTCCTATTAAATCCAATTCGCTTCTGATTTTTTGCTTGGCCTCAGAAGGAATAATTATCTTATATTCTTGGATTCTATCGTTGTATGGTATATCAATACACTGAGTTCCATGAATTATGAAACTACCTGCCTGAGCTACGATCCGAGGATTGTTTTTCTTTGCGTGCACATATTGAGGAAATACTAAGTCCGCGGGTTCGATCCTCGGCTCGAAATATCCTCTTTCTCGTCGAATGAAGCTGGATAGCTTATTTACTACTCTTTCTCCGTTGAACATCTCGATCATTTTTGACGGGTCTGCCGAAGCGGTAGTCCCTAGCACTGTTCCTAGCTCCCACTTCTCCGCAGGCTTGAGGTTCGACAGATTTGAGAGGCAGCTCACCGTGCTACTATCATAGAATTTTTCTCGGCTCTTAGGTACTGCATAGCATGTCACGGTTCCAGACTTGTCATCGCCTGAACCTATTTTCTCCGTAGCGAAATACAGTGCCACTAGCGGATTTTGAGAAACATCCAACAATCTGGTTGGCATGCCGAAATGTTGCATCCGCACCAAAACATCAAACATAGAAAGATCAGTGGAAAATTCTTGAGGTTGATTAGTAATCAGCCGTCTTATTGCCTCTCTTTCGTTAACGAGAAGGTTAATATTGTCCACTATCATCAATGATGGAATGTTTTCCCACTCATTATTCTTTTGACCTCTATAACATTTCAAGAGTTTATCTTGACTTGAAAACTCCATTACGGCTTCTAGAAAGCCAGTGATGCTAACTACTTTTAATATTTCATTTTCCATAGTGCCAATACTTTCTTTAACCATAAGTTCTTAGATCGGTCACATGGCTAGAGCTAAAATCCATTCTCTCGAACCCAAGCTTAAAGTTTACCATATGAGAGGTATCCCAGTTTCACCCCGAACAGTTCAGAAATTTTATTTGGATCCAGTCTGGCGCGGCCTGATTTCCCGCCTCCTAGCCCAACGAGGCCGCCGCTGCGAAGCCTGCGGCCGTACCGGCTGTCGGATCTTCGGTGATCATATCCATGAGCTGAAAGACGGTGGCGCGCCACTCGATCCGGGCAATATCCGGCTGCTTTGTGGCTCCTGCCATAGCGCCAAGACCGCCCGCGTCCGGGCCATCCGCACCCGCGAAACCCTAACCCGCTGACCCCGAGGGGGCGGGTCGAAAGTCCGGCCGGACCCTATCCCCGCAACCGCGCAAGGCTCAGCGGCAGATTTTCCGGTCTATCAAGGAAATCAAGTTATCAAGGAAAGGGACCAGTAATGGCTCACGGTGGCGCACGTCCTGGCGCCGGACGCAAAAAGGGCAGCCGGAACAGGAAGCAGGTGGACTGGAACGGTCCGCTCGTGGTCGATCCGTCCGCGCTTGCGCCTGGCCTCGATGCCCTGAGCGGCATGAGCCCGCAGGAACTGGCAACCTGTTCGCCGCTCGCGTTCCTCACCCACATCTACCGCAATCGCGGCCTGGCCGCCGCCATACGCGCCGATGCCGCCAAGGCCGCCCTGCCCTACGCCCATGCCCGTCTCGCAGCCCCGCGCGAGGATCAACCTGCCCTGCCCGGCCTCGATAGCGGCTGGGGCGGCGATTTACCCCCGATCAACAGAAGGAACTGACCATGCCGGATCTGAGCCGGAAGGACTGGGAGGCGCGCCTGCGTGCTGGCCGGTCCCTCCTGCCGGATCTGGAACCGGTCAATCCCGAACTCGCGGCGCGGGCCGTGCGCTGCTTCGATCGTCTGCGCATCCCTGACGTGCCCGGCACGCCTGCCATGGCGCAAGCCTGCGGCGACTGGTTCCGCGAGATCGTCTCGGCCCTGTTCGGCGCGCTCGATCCCGACACGGGCATACGCGCCATCCAGGAGCTGTTTCTCCTGGTGCCGAAGAAGAACAGCAAGACGACCAACGGCGCCGGGCTGATGCTGACGGCGGTGATCGTCAATGAACGTCCGAACGCCGAATTCCTGATCGTCGCGCCCACCAAGGAAATCGCCGATCTCGCCTTCAGCCAGGCGCTCGGCATGGTGCAGAACGACCGCGCGCTGATGCAGCGGTTTCACGCGCAAACGCATCTCAAACGCCTGACCTTCCGCTCGACCGGAGCAACCCTGCAGGTCAAGGCATTCAGCCCTGACGTCATGACCGGCGTAAAGCCCGCAGGCGTGCTGGTGGACGAGCAGCATGTCATTGCCATGCGTAACGATGCGGGTAGCGTCATGCGCCAGATACGCGGCGGCATGATCTCGCAGCCTGAAGCGTTCCTCGCCATCATCACGACCCAGAGCGACGGGCCGCCTCGCGGTGTCTTTGCGCAGGATCTGATCCGCGCCCGCGAGATCCGCGACGGCAAGCGCCATCAGCCGGTTCTACCGGTGCTGTACGAATTACCGCCCGATATCCAGCAGCCCTCTAAACTGCCCGGCGAGGCCGCGCCCTGGGAAGACCCAGCCTACTGGCCGATGGTCCTGCCCAATCTGGGCCGGTCGATCACGCTGGACCGTCTCAAACGCGAGTATGATGACGCCCGCGAGAAAGGCGTGGGCGAGCTGGCCAGCTGGGCCTCGCAGCATCTCAATATTGAGATCGGCCTGGCTCTGCGCTCCGATCGCTGGGTGGGGGCTGATTACTGGCAGGGCGCAGGCGACGACACGCTGACCCTCGAAGCCCTGATCGAACGCTGCGAGGTGATCGTGGCAGGCATCGACGGCGGCGGGCTCGATGACCTTCTCTCGCTTGCCGTGCTGGGCCGCGATCGCATAACCGGCCAATGGCTGCACTGGCAGAAAAGCTGGGTGTTCGAGGGCGTGCTGGTGCTTCGCAAGCGCGAGGCCAGCCAGCTGCGCGACTTCGAAACGCAGGGCGATCTGGTTATCACGGCCGAGCCCGGCACCGATATCGACCAGCTGGTGGCGGCACTCGGCATGATCGACCAGAGCAACAAGCTCGCGATCGTGGGGCTCGACCCTATGGGCGTCGGCGCCATTGTCGATGCGCTGGCCCAGATCGGCATCGCGCATGAGCGCGTGGTGGGTATCTCGCAGGGCTGGACGCTCTCGGGCGCCATCAAGACCGCCGAGCGCAAACTGGCAGATGGCACGCTCTGCCACGGTGCGCGGCCGATCATGGCCTGGGCCGTCTCGAACGCGAAGGTAGAGCCCAGAGGCAATGCCATCATCATCACCAAACAGGCGGCGGGCTATCTCAAGATCGACCCGCTGATGGCGCTGCTCAATGCCGTCACGCTGATGAGCCGCAACCCCGAGCCGCCCGGTGGCGGCCGGATGGATGACTTTCTCTCAACCGGGATCATTGCCGTATGAGCATCGCCACAAGACTGCGCGGCATGGCCTACAAGGCTGCAAGCGCGGCGTTCCAGTCGGTCACGGGCGTGTCGCTGACCGATCTGCGCCTCGGTGCTTTCATGGCAGGCGGCCCGAGCTTTTCCGGCCAGAGCGTCTCGGTCGATACCGCGCTCCAACTCGACACGGTCTGGGCGTGTATCCGGCTCCTGTCCGAAACCATCGGCTCGATGCCGCTCAAGCTGCACGAGCAGCAGGGCGACGGGCAATCGTCTCTGGCCCGCGATCATCCGCTTTATCGCGTGCTGGCCCGCGCGCCTAATGCCGATATGACGCCGATCGAGTTCTGGTCGTGCATGGCCGCGTGCTGCCTTGCCTGGGGTAATGGCTACGCCCAGATCATGCGTCGTGGTGACGGGCAGATCGTGGCACTCAATCCGCTGCGCCCCGATCGCATGACCGTGCAGCGCAACCCCGATACCGGGTCGCTGGTCTATCGCTACAGCTACCAGGGCAAGACGCTCATCCTCGAAGAGGGTGATATCTTCCATATCAAGGGCTTCTGTTTCGATGGACTCATGGGCATCTCGCCCATCACGGCCGGTCGGCAATCCATAGGCGCCGCTCTGGCTGCCGAGGAAACAGCGGGGCGCATGTTCCGCAACGGGCTACTCTCGCAGAATTACATTTCCGCCCCGACTTACCTGACCATACCGCAGAAAGAGCAGGCCAAAACCATTCTGGCCGATTATTCGGGCGCCGTTAATGCAGGCAAGACGCCCCTGCTTGAAGGCGGCTGGAAGGTCGAGAGTATCGGGCTCAAGGCCGAGGATCTGCAACTCCTGCAAACGCGACAACTCGGGGTTGCCACGCTTTGCCGGTGGTTCGGGGTGCAGCCGGTCATGATCGGAGCCATGGAGAAATCAACGGCCTGGGGCACCGGGCTGGAACAAATGAATCTCTGGTTCCTGCAATACGGCCTCATGCCCTGGCTGCAACGCATCGAGCAAGCCGTTGCGCGCTGCCTGCTCTCGCCCGCCGAACGGGACCGGTATTTTGCCCGGTTCAATGTCGATGCGCTTTTGCGCGGCGATAGCACAGCACGGGCGGGCTATATGCAGACCGCCCTGCGTTCGGGCTGGATGACCGTCAACGAGGCCCGCGCCAATGACAACCTGCCCCCCATGCCGGGCGGAGACGTGCTCATGGTGCAGGCCCAGATGATCCCGCTCACCGATATCGGCAAGCCCCGCAACCTCACCGGGCTCGGATCAGGTGGCCAGGGGCCGCCCGGCAGCAACCGAACGCCCGGCACGCAATCCGGCATTACGGGAGATGACAATGAATGAGTATCTGGCCGCGGCCTTCGAGTGGAAGTTTGCCCCCAACGCGCCCGAAGGCAGTTTCGAGGGCTATGGCAGCGTGTTCGGACACAAGGACGCGCATGGCGATATCGTGCTGCCCGGTGCCTTTGCCGAGACGCTGGCCGAGCGCAAGGCGCAGGGGCGCAGCATTCCCATGCATGTCATGCACGGCATTCTAGGCGGCGACGGCCTGCCCGTGGGTGTCTGGGAAGATGCCAGCGAAGACGCGCACGGCCTGCATCTGCGCGGGCGCCTGTCGGGCATGGATACCGATTACGGGCGCAGGCTTTACGGGCTCGTCAAGGATGGCGCGCTCGGCGGGCTTTCGATCGGCTTTTCCGTGCGCAAGAACGGCGCAATCCCCGGCACCGAACCGGGCGGCCCGCGCCGCCAGATCAGGGCTGTGAACCTGCACGAAGTCAGCCTAGTGGATGACCCGTCCAACGCGCTTGCCCGCGTAACCGAAATGCGCAGGCGTTTCTATCCGGCCGGGCCATTGACGCCGGTTCATATGCCGGAACTGCGCACCGCCGAGAGGGAACTGATCGAGGCCCTTCGCACGGGCTTCAGCCTGCCCGACCCGCGCGGGGCCAGCCGAGTGAGCTGATCGCTCAACGCATCTCTCTATCCATCCAGAACACAGAACAGGGCGCCTCGGGCGCCCTTTTTCATGAGGATCATCCTATGTCCGAATACGAACAGGCCGCCCGCGACCTCAAGGCCGCGACCGATAAGGTCAAGCGTTTTGCCGAGACCTCGACTACGGAGCTACACAACCTTGGCAAGGTCACGGAAGAAACCAAAGCCAGCGCCGACAAGGCCCTGGCCGAGATGAACGGACTTTCTGCCCGCCTGGCCGATATCGAGCAGAAAGCCGCCCGTGCAGGCCAGGAAGGCGCCCGCGAGACGCGCTCGCTCGGCCAGCGTTTTATCGAGAGCGATGAGGTCAAGGCCGCGATTGGTGCTGGCGACCGTTTCAAGGGCCGTGTCACGGTCGAAATGCGGGCCATTACGACTGACAGCGCCACAGGTGTTTCTGGCACAACGGGACTGGTGGTAGCAGATCGACAGCCAAACATCGTTGCCCTGCCGACGCGTCAAATGACGATCAGGGGGCTCCTGATGCCCGGCCAGACCGGATCGAACGCAATTGACTATGTGCAGGAGTCCGGTTTTTCCAATAACGCCGCGCCCGTAGCTGAAAATCCAGGCAAGACAAAGCCACAATCGGAAATCGGATTCAGCCTCATAACGCTTGGCGTCAAGACGATCGCGCATTTCGTCATGGCCTCGAAGCAGATCCTTGCTGATGCGCCCATGCTGGCCAGTTATGTGGATGGGCGTTTGCGCTACGGTCTGGCGTTCAGGGAGGAGGATCAGCTGCTCAATGGTGACGGTCGGGACCAGAACCTCAACGGGCTTCTGAACCAGGCCACGGCATACGCCCAGCCCGCAGGCGTGACCGTCAAGAACGAGACCATGATCGACCGGCTGCGTCTGGCCATGCTGCAGGCCACCATGGCCGAGCTGCCCGCAACCGGTCATGTGCTGAACCCGACCGACTGGACCTCGATCGAAATGACCAAGGACACGCAGGGCCGCTATGTCTTCGCCAACCCGACCGGGCTGGCCGGTCCGGTCCTCTGGGGGCTGCCGGTGGCGCAGAGCCTGAGCATGAAGGCGGGCAGCTTTCTGACGGGTGCCTTTGCCTATGCGGCGCAGATCTTCGATCGAGAGGACGCGACGGTTACGATCTCCACCGAGGATCGCGACAACTTCGTGAAGAACATGGTCACGATCCTGGCCGAGGAACGTCTTGCGCTTGCCGTCTATCGCCCGCAGGCGCTGATCAAGGGCACGTTCGCGACTGCGCCTGCCGCTGGCGGCTGATCGGGGGGCTTCGCCATGACGCTCACCATCATCGAAGCCCCGTCAGACGGGCTCACCCTGGCCCCGCTCGACGCCCTGCGCGACCAGCTCGCCGGTGAGCCTGCCTGCCAGATCAGTGATCCGGCGCTTTGCGATTATCTGGCCCAGGCCACGGCCCTCGTGCAGTCCATGCTCGGGCGGCCGGTTCTGGCGGGTCTGTATCGTCAGACCCTGCGCATCGGGGATGGTGAGCGCAGGCTTTCCCTGCCGTTATCCGTCACGCCGGTCATCTCGGTCAGCTCGGTCACGCAGGACGGTTTCACTCTCGACCCCGGAACGGAGGGCTGGGAATCCGGCGCGCTTTCCGGGTTGCTCTACCCCTCACCGCTCCAGGGCGCGTGGTGGTGGCCGGGGTGCTATCGTGTGACGTTCCGGGGTGGGTGGATCGTGCCCGGCATGAAAGATGCGGACGGCAATGCCCTCGCCTCGACCGTGCCCGCCGATATCCGCACCGCCACACTTTCGACCGCACGCGCCCTGTTCCACACGGCCCAGCGTGGTGATCCGCTTCTGCGCTCGGAAAGCGAGCAAGGCGTGGGGGCAAGCAGCTGGACAACGCATGATGCGGCCTCCGGCGGCCTGCCGCCCGAAGCTGCGGCGATCCTGGCCCGCTATGTTCCGGCGGGTCTGTCATGAGTGCGGGCGCCAGCCGACGCAGGCGGCAGATCCTGCGTGTCGGTCGGTCCATGGTGCTGAGCCGGGCCGATCTCTCCGAAAGCGTGACCGTGACCGGCTATGCCCCGCCCCCGCAGGCGAGCCAGCTGGCAGAAGGCGCAGGCAAGGCCCCGTTTATCGCCCAGATCACCGCCGATGAAACGACGCGCAGTGGCTATGTGCCCCGTCCGAGGGACGAGCTGCGCGACGGACTGAAAACCTACACCCTGACCGATGCCAGCCCGGTCTATGACCGGGCCACGCTCTGCGGCTGGACCCTTATCGCCTCGGGAGGCTCATGATGCTGTCTGATATTGTCTGGAATGATGCCTATGGACGCGCCCGGCTCATGGCGGAACAGCAGGGCATTCCCCTGGCTGATCCGCTGTTGCAGGTTCAGGAGGAACGCCCTCCGGTACACTGGCGTATGGAAGCCCAGACCAGCCAGTCAGACCGGCTCGGTGTGGGCGAAACCGCCATGGAGGAAGAGGGCGAAATCGCGCTGCATCTGACCATGCGTGTCGGCAAGCGCTCCACGCCCGATGCCCTGAGCTTGTGCAAGGCCATGAGCGCTATGTTCCGGGCGCAACTGCCCGATGCACCGCCTTGGCCCGAGGGGCTTTATTATGACGGACAGAGCCTCTATCCGCCCGATCCCGACACGACCGGCAACTGGTTCACCATGAGCCTGATGATCCAGTACCGCTATCAGGATCGCATGATCTGACATCGCACAAGCCGCCCCACCGGGCGGCTTTTTTCATGCCTGCAATCCCCGAGGGAGAGTCCCAATGGCCTATACTGGCACAACAGCCAATTACGCGGCGGCGGCGCAATCCAACGCCTCAACCGTCTCCTACGCGAAAGAAGAGACCTACGCCGTCAAACCGGGCGGCGCGTTCCAGCGCACGCGGTTTACGGGCGAGAGTTTCCGTCTCAACGATACGCAACAGCGCCCCGAGGAAATCAACCTCCTGGCCGAAGTCTCGCAGGCCGTCACCACACAGCTCAGCGTGTCGGGCACGCTCTCCGGCGCGCTTTCCGTAGGCACTTATGACGATCTTCTGTCTGGCATCATGGGTGCCGACTGGCAGGAAGACGGCTCGATCATCAACAGCAACATGGTCAAGACCTGGAGTCTGCTCCAGGCAATCGGGGATGGATTTTTTCTCCGCCCCGGCGCTTTCTGCACGCGGGCACAGCTCAGCTTTCCGCAAGGCGGCTTTGCCACGGCGGCTTTTGATTTCACCTGCGCACGGCAGGAAAAGAACCTTGCCGATCCGGCCGAGAGCTACACCCCCGCCCCCTCTGGCGCCGTACTCGATACGGTCGGCAATTTTGGATCGTTCAAGCTGGGTGGTCAGGTGCCGGTCGGCGTGCTGCGCCAGGTCGATATCACGCTCACCCGTGACGGGGCCGATAGCGATTATGGCATCGGTCAGGCCTATGCCTGCGGTATCCGCCCCGGCCAGTTCATGGCCGAAGGCCAGGTGCAGATCTTCTTCAAGGACTGGAGCTTGTATGACCGCTACGTCGCAGGCTGGTCAGGGGCGATCGATATCGAGGTGATGGACGCGACCGGCAACGGCTACCGCTTCACCTTTCTCAACGGGCGTCTGCAGAACCCGGAGATCAACGCCGGGAGCCGCAACACCTCAATCGTTGCGACCTTCGCTCTTCAAGGCAATCCGCAGACCGGTGGCGGCACGTTCAGGATCACCCGCATCAGACCCGCAGGCTGACGGAAGCTCTCAGCTCTTTTCCCTCTCCTTTTCCCTTTCGCACCCATTCCAAAGGAACACCCCCAACAATGGCAAGACTGACCGACCTCAAGACCGACAGCGCCGCAATCAATGACGGCGTATGGGTCGATATCGAACAATATCCCGGCCTGCGCATTCGCACGCGTGGCTTTACCGATGCGTTCATCGACGCCCAGGCCCGCAGGCTGGCCCAGGCGGCCGAGAAATTCCGTAACAATGTCGAGCGTATCCCCAATGCCGTGCGACGCCAGATCAATGCCGGTCTGCTGGCCGATTTCCTCCTGCTCGACGTCGATGGTCTTTATGCCGACGATGCCGAGACCCAAAAGGTCACGCTTGACGTCTTTCGCGACCTGCTGGCTGATCCGGCTTACGCACAGTTGCAGCGTTGCTGCTGGGAGGCCGCAAGCCTGGTCGCCACAGGCGCCGTGAAACAGGCCGAGGAAGCCGAGGGAAACTGATCGCGGCGCTCGGCTGGCATCTGCGATGGGGCGCCTTTCCCGATTGCTGGGACTCCATCGAAGGCGATGACGCCGTGCGCCTGGAACCCCGTCCGGACCTGTTGTGGATCTGGCGCGCCTGGCACCGCCTCTCGACCGAACGACCCCATACGGTCATTGGTGCCTTTACCGCTCTGGGTGGCGGCTTTATCGAATCCCGCCCGGAGCCGATCCCCTGGTCCGCACTTGCCCGCTGGGCAGAGCATCACACGCTTTCGTTGCAGGAAATGGCGCTGCTCGAACGCTGCGTGATCGCCCTTGATGACGCCTATCTCAAGCACTGGTCCAAACGGTTCAGGGATCGTCACAAATGAGACTTTCGCAGATCGTACGCCATCAGATCCACCTCAACACCCAGGCGGTGCGAACAAGCGAGGAGCTGCGCGCAATCGTGGCGCAGCAATGCCGCGACTTTCGCGACAGCCTCATAGAAAGCGGCGAGGCCCCTGCCCGTTTCCGCACAGTGGTGGATCGACAGGAAAACCGGACAGAAGAGAGCGTGAAGCTCGACGGGGGCCATGTCGTCTATACGTTCAGTGGTCTTGCTGATGCCGTCGTGTGGTGCCTGGCCGAGCTGCGCAACCGCTCCCCTGCCCGGTCCGGCAATTTCAGAAACAGCTGGTTCATGCTGGTGGATGGGCAGATCTGGACCGAAAGCCCGCAGGATATCCCGCCCGGTTCCGAAATCTGGATCACGAACACCGCCCCCTATGCCCGCAAGATCGAAGCTGGCGGCCAGAGAACAGGCGTTCCGCCGCGCATTGTGGAATCGGTGCGCCAGTCTGCGCGCAGGCGGTTTCAGACGATTGAGTTCGCCCGCACCTTCAAGGCCCTGAACGGCGGTCACGATGCACGGGGCGGCCCTGTTCCCTACATCCTCAAAAGGGCAGGCATCGCCTCGGGGCTGAGCTGGTCGCGCAAAGGCGGCTGGACCCGGAAACATAACGCCTATGTCAGCCGCCGTTCCGATCGGCAGGCAGGTGGACAGGTGCTTTATCCCACGCTCATTCTGACAGAAAAGGTCTGAAATCATGGTCAGCGTCCGCCAGATCAACATGATCGATAACGTTATCGAGGTGGTGGACCGGACACAGGACGGGGCAGATTCGGCAACGCATAATCTCGACCGTCTGCAGGACAAGAGCGAGAGCGTCTCGCGAGCCATGGGTGATATGGGTCAGGCCGCAGCCGAGGCGGCCCGCTCTGTGGCAGACGGCACGAAAGCCGCAACCGAGGCCGTGGGAACCGTCAGTGGCAAGACCGCCGCCACCCTGGCCCAAACCCGTGCGCAGCTGGCTGATCTCAAAAGGCAGCGTGAGGAACTGCGCAGCGCCATATCAACCGGCGTGATTCCCGATATGGGCAATGCCACGCGCGACATGGCGCGCCTTGATGCCGAAATCGCGCGCGTGTCGGAAGGATTTGCCGGGCTGCACGCCAGGCAGCGGGCGAGTGCGGACGCACAGGCCGCGATGAATGGCGAGATCGGCCAGTCCAGCGCCATGCTCAACGGGTTTCGTGACAGTATGGCCGGGCTGGGGGCAACCGGCAGCAAGACCACGACGGAGCTGAGTGCGGGGCTCGACAGCTCGGCCAGGGCGTTCCTGCGTATGGGGGCGTCTGTGGATGATGTTTCCAGAAAACTGATGCAGCTCTCCAGGGAACGGGACAAGCTGCAAAGCCTGGAGGCCATGGCCCAGACTGCGGTCGCCAAAGGCGATATCACGGGCGGAGACGCAGACAGGGTGATTGCCGCCCAGCGCGCCAAAGTCAGCGGACTTGCCGACGAAGTGGCACAAACGCGTCTTGCGGCCAAAGAGGCAGCCACGCTCGGCAAGGCGGTCGAAGGGCAGGCCCTTGCTCATGCCGGGAATGCCGCAGCAGCGAAGCTGTCGAGCTATCAGATCGGTATTCTGGCAGGCGAAGCCCATAAATTCGCCGATCAGGTTCTAGCCGGTGGCGGCGCCATGAAAGCCGCTTTCTACCAGGTACCCAACATGGTCACGGTCATGGGGGGCTTGGGCAAGGCCACGCAGATCGTGACAGGCCTGCTGACGGGGCCACTCGGTCTTGCCCTGGCAGCGGTTGCGGCAGGTGTGGCCCTTTACAAGATGGGCAGCGCAGCCGAGACCGAAGAGGCGCATGTTGCCTCTCTTGGCCAGACCCTGCGGGCCACACGCAGCGATTACGCGGCCATGGCGGGCGCTGCCGAAGAGGCTGCGCGCCGGATCTCGGCCAGGGGCAGTCTGTCCCTCAGTGACAGCCGTGCGGCGACAACCAGTTTTGCAGGCATTCCGACACTCAGCGGCAGCAACCTCGACGCGCTGGCCATGACGGCCCGCAACGTTGCAACGATACTGGGCAAGGATGTGCCGGATGCCGCCAGGGATATGGCAGCGGCCTTTGCTGATCCGGCCAGGGCTGCGGAGGATTTCGCCCAGAAAGGGCTGCTTGGTGTTCATGAGGGGCTGGTGCAGCATATCCATGATCTGCAAGCCAGTGGGGACCGCATGGGCGCGTGGTCGCTATTGATGGGACAGCTCGGCAAGGCCTCGGCCAATGCAGCAGACCAGGGCGTTACGCCTCTTCACCGCGCGATGCATGACATGGTGACATCGATCAAGGCAGTTTACGCGCCACTTGTCGAAGTCGTCACCCTGATCGGCGAAGGCATGACGGCATCTGCCCTCAAGGCCGTACAAGGTATCCAGTGGATTCTCGACAAGGCGAAGGAAGTCAGAGCCTGGGAAGCAGAGCAGCTCGACAGGATTCCTGCAGTTCACGATTTCTTCCAGCGTCGTGAAATGGCGGCGTCCGATGTGGCAGGTATCGGCAAGACCATCGACAGTGTGGGCGCCCGTCTTGGTGCAAATAATGACGTTCTGGCCCTGGCGCATCGTATCCAGCCGATCGAGAGCGCAACAGGCCAGTACGACAGGTCAGGTCAGGTGGTGCAGTCTGCGGCAGGCGCACTGGGCGCCATGCAGGTCATGCCCGGCAATGCCAATGGCAATGATCTGCGCACGGCCACAGGCAACGTCACGGCAGGCGTGCAGCTGCTGATGCGGCTTTATACCAAATATGACGGCAACCAGGCTCTTGTCGCCATGGCCTATAACTGGGGCGAAGGGAACGTTGACAAATACCTGTCGGGCAAGATTGCAAGCCCGCCTGAAAGTGTCACAGCCTATGCCCAGAAGGCGACCGGGGGTGAGGTCTATGGCGCCCAGGCAATCGCCTCGCGCCAGATGCAGGTCGATGACCAGCTGCGGGGTGATGATGGCAGTATTGCCGCCCAGATACGCGACCGCGAACAGGCGATAACCGCCCTGACTGCCGCCCAGAAGGCGCTGAACGACCTGCACACGGCTGGCAAAGTGTCAGACGCCGATTATGCCGAGCAGACGGGCATTCTGACCGACAAGATCAACGGCCAGCGCGGCGCGATCAATGAATTGCGCGACCCGTTGCAGACGCTGGCCCATCAGCAGAGCCTTGCAGCCGAAAGCGCCAGAACCTACTCGGCAGCGGAAGCCTCGATGGTCCAGGTGCACCAGCAGGTCGAGGAAGCCGCGCGCCGCATGGGGCAGGAACACGCCACAGCCGCCCAGCTGGCCGAGGCTGAAACCCGTCAACAGGCGATACTGACAAATCAGTTCAACCAGTCGGTCGCGGCCATCAATGAGCGCACACAGGCCGAGCAGGATCTGCTTGCTGGCTATGACGCTTCGAAAGGCTCGCTCACACAATACCAGCAGGCGATGGAGGCGGCCGAGAAGGTACGCGCAACATCGAGACAAGGAACGGCCGAACAGGCCCGGCAACTGGAAATCCTGACCGGCTCCATGAAATCGGCCACGGCCTCGCAGGTCGATATGGCCAATGCAGGCAAGCTCTATGGCCAGTCGCTGGATCTGGAGGTCATCAAGGCCCAGACGGCGGCGATAGGGCAAAACAGCGATGCGGTTTCGGTCCAGATCGCGGTGATGAAAGAACGCAACCGCATTCTGAAAGAAGGGGGCAACGTCAATACGGAAACAAATCAGGCCTATCTCGCCAATGTGGCGGCCATCCAGACCGCGACCAATGCCTACCAGCATCAGAAATCCGTTCTGGACGATCTGACGGGAAGCCTGGAGAGCATGTTTGACACGCTCACCAACAGCGTGACCCAGGCCTTTGTGCAGGGCAGCAAGGGGGCGGTCAGTTTCAAATCGGTCCTGCAGGGGCTCCAGACGCAGATTGTGGGCATGGTGGCGAAACTTGCCCTGATCAATCCAGCGCTCAATGCGCTGGATGGCGGCACGCGCAAAACAATATCGGGTGTTTCCGATGCGTTGGCCTCGGGGGGCTCAATCGGCAATGCGGCCAGCAGCGTCTCCATCCCCGGTGCCGGCACAGCCGCAAGCAGCGTGACCAGCTCGGGCGGCTGGTTGTCAGGGGCCATGAAAACAAAGCTGTTCGGTGATGCCTCGATAGGTAATCTTCTGGGCGGTATCGGTGGCGGGTTCGGGATCGGTTCGGCCCTCGGCAATATCGGGGGCGGAACCTATGGCATGATCGGCTCTGGCGCCGGGGCGGCCATTGGCGCCGGGATCGGTTCGTTTTTTCCCGGCGGCACGATGATCGGCGGTCTGATCGGCGGTGGTCTGGGGGGATTGTTCGGCGGGCTCTTCGGTCACAAGAAAAACCCGTACACGATCGATCAGGTTCTGCTCGAAGGCGACCAGTTCAGCATCGGCAAGACCTGGAACCAGAAGCAGACCGACAGCATCACCGCACAGCTCAAGGCCGAGATCCAGAGTCTCAACACTATGATGACAAGCCTCGGGCTGAAGGCCGAAAACGCCTATCTCGGCACGGTACGCGACGATCCGAACAACAAGGATGCGTCACAGCGTTCGGTGAGCCTCAGGGATCTGCTTGGCGGGGTGAAGCTCCGCAGTGATGACAACCCGACATTCTCGCAGGCGCTCTCGCAGGGGATGCCCGCAAGTTTCGACAGTGTCGCCTCGTTCCAGAGCGCCGTCACGCAGCTGAAAACCATGGCCGACACGGTCGATGCGCTGGGTGTGGCCGTCTCGAAGTTCAACAGTGACGGCACGGTCACGGTCTCGGGCTTTACCACGGCGACGGGTGATCTGCGCACGGCGCTTGATACCATGCTCAACGGCAAGACGGTCTCGACCAGCGATCTGCAATCACAGGTTGCGACCATCACCGAATTTGTCACCAACACCATGCCCAATCTGATGAAGGCCACGGTCAACGGCCAGCAAAGCTGGGTCGACCAGATGGAGACGCTGAAAAAGACCTATGAGGCAGCGGCGAGCCAGGCCAGTTCCTACGGGCTCGACGGCAACGCGCTGAATGACAAGTTCAGCACGCTCTATCGCCAGGGCTATGAGCAGAACATGCTGAGCCTGTCCGAAAGCGCGCAATCGGTCCAGGCCCGTCTTCTGGCGGCGCAGGGCAATCAGGAAGGGGCCGATCTGGCGAATTTCGACCTGTCCGCCATGCAGCAGCAGCGCCAGCTGGCCGAAAGCTGGAAAGGGTTTCTTGGCGAGGCCTATGCAGGGAATCAAACCTATCTCCAGCAGGCTGCCGATCTGGAAAAGACGCTGGGGGCCGAACGTCTGGCCATCCAGAAGCAATATGCAGACAAGGCTGCGGATGCCGCAAAACAGGCCGCAGAAGCGGCAAAGCAGGAAGCGGATCGCGTTGCCGCCCAGGCCAAACAGGCACATGACCAGGCGGCAGGCTCGGCCGCCTCGGTTATCAGTTCCCTGCTCGATTTCACGCGCGGGCTGAGTACGTCCAGCGCCTCGCCGCTTTCTGCCGAAGCGCAATACAGGGCTGCAAACGACAATTTCCAGAATACGCTTGCAGCAGCGCGGGCGGGCGATTTCAACGCGCTTTCGCGTGTGCAGGGCGATGCGCAGACCCTGCTTTCCACGGGTCAGAATCTGTATGGCTCGGGCACCGGCTACAGTCAGATCTATCAGCAGGTCATGGCGGCCATGCGTGAGATCGGCTCACGCACGCCGGAAAGCCTGACCCAGTCGGCGGCAGTGGTTCAGACACGCGATAACACGGCCACACTGGTGGAGGTGCTGGGCAAGCTGCTTGCCGAGACACAGGCCAATGGCTCGACCCTGCGAGAGACAGCCAATGCCACGAAACAGAGCGTGGTGGAGCAACGTCAGGCCGCCTTGCGCAAGGCCGGGTGAGAGATACGGGGAACCTCATGAGCGGGCAGATTGTCCATGCGGTCGATATCAGCGTGACCGTGCCGGGAGACGCGACCGCGCCCGAACCCGCCCGTGGCTGGGGCACCTCTCCATGGGGGGCGCTTACCCAGAGGGCGCAGCCGGTCGAGGCGATCGAGACGCTGCGTTTTTCCGATACGGGCTATGTGAGTGACACACACGGCGCCTGGCCTCCTCTGGTGCAACAGGCCTACAGCCTTGATCGCAGGCTTGATCTGCGCCCCGATGCGCAGGCGGGCGGCGAAAGCTGGGGGGCGCTGATCCTGTCCAGTCCCAATGGCCTGCTGGATCACGTCATGGCCTCGCGTGTTGTCGATCATATGCCCGTGCGTGTGCGCTATGGCTGGCGGGTACGTGACACAATCCGGGGGTGTATGATCGATCCGCCTGAAAGCGCCCTGCAACCGGCCTTTGCCGGTCTGGGACGCAGCTGGCAGCCGGACCGGCAGAGTGTGGAAATCGCCCTGCAGGATGCCACCTCCTGGCTCGATGCCCCTGCCCAGGGGCTGCCCTATGACGGCAAGGGCGGGCGCAATGGCGGGGCCGATCTGGCCGGACGCTACCGGCCCAAACTGCGCGGGCGGGCCTTCAACCTCACGCCGGTTGCGGTCGATACGGTCCGGCTTGTCTATCAGGTGAGCGATGCGCCCGGCACGATCGAGGCGCTGTATGAAGGGGGCGCAACAGGCGGCATCGTGTTCGCCGGAATGGTGGCAGATGTGTTTGAGACCGATCCGGCGCCCGGTCATTATGTGGTCCAGTCCGACGCCTCGGGGCTGTGGTTCCGCCTCGGCACGCGGCCGGTCTGGACCATCACGCTCGATGCCACGGGTGCCCTGCCGGACGGCACGACGCAGACCGGCCTGCTCACCCTGTTGCGGGCCATGCTCCTGCAGGACTGCGCGCTTGAAACCACGCTCCTTGACGCCTCCTGGGACACGGCAGCGCAGGCCATGAACTGGGCGGGCGGATGGTACTGGGATGGCAGCGAACGCCTGACCGGGCGCGAGCTGGCCGATACCCTGCTTTCAGGGCTTGGCATTCGTCTGGTCGCTTCGCGCTCGGGCACGCTGCGCCCCGTGGCCGTTCATGCGCCCCAAGGCGAGGCCGTGGCGCATTTCGGGCCGCATAACCTGATTGCGGTGGCGCCTGTCGCACTCGATGACATGCTCGACCCGCCCCCTGCGCGCTGGCGGGTGGGCTATGCCCATGCCCAGACCGTGCAGGCGGCAGGCTCGGGGCTTAGTCCTCTGGTCACGCCGGAGCGTCAGGCCTTCATCGGTCAGGCCGACAGGCTGGCAAGCTGGGCCTCACCGGATCTGCGCAGGCGCTACCGTGTGCCCAATGATCCGCCCGCCCTGGTCACGGCCCTGAGCGACGAACAGGACGCGGTGACGGTCGCCACCCTGCACGCCACCCTCTGGGCCAGCACACGCCGCCTGCGTGCCCTCACCGTCCCGGTTGATCAGGGCTACGCGGTGGATCTGGGCGATCACGTCACCCTGACGCTCCCCGAACACCCGGAGCGCAAACTATCCGGCCTGGTCGTGGGCGAACAGATCCGCCCAGACGAGGCAACGATCACCCTGCAGGTTCTTGTTGGAAACTGACTTTAATTCAGAGAATCCGGCAGTTCTTTTCTGCTGACGTTTCATTTATTTTTTGTCGTGTAACGAGACGACACCAATAATAGGAGTGGTGTAGAATGTTAAAGAAAAAGCATATTGAAGACCTGCTTCGTCTAAGAGGCATTCTGTCTAGTAATAATTCTGGTAAATATGCCGATGAATACGAAATATCAGACAACAAATTTATATACATTTTAAGCTCCATCAAAAAAGAAGAGAAAGTATTTATAGTAGATAATGATACGCGCAACTTAATAGAACGCAATAAAGTTAGAGGTGTATTTATTGGTGCGCCACGATATAGTACGAGCTTCAAAAAATTCCCAAAGCCGGATGCATCGAAAAGTAATCAAGGATTCTTCACCGATTTTTCTGACAAAGATGCACTCGAATGTCTGCTCGATTTGATGCAAGGTAAATCTATGAACATCTTGGAGAAAGATGTTGTAGAAATTTGTAGCTCGTCCGAAAGAAGTGCTACTGAACGCCAAGCCCTCATTGCGGCTAGGCTCGGACAAGGTGCCTTCCGCAAAGCTTTATTCGTCAAATGGAATAGTCGCTGCGCTGTAACAGGGATTAAGATTCCCGAATTACTCAAAGCGTCCCACATCAAACCTTGGTCTATTTCGACTGACGAGGAGAGACTTGATCCCCACAACGGTCTTCTTTTAACCGCTCAACTCGATGCAGCATTCGACTCACAACTTATTTCATTCGATGATAATGGAAACATCCTGTTCTCTGCGGTTCTTGCAGAAGAAGGACCAGAAATCTTGGGCGTGAGTCGGTCTGCAAAAATCGCTCAGCCGCTAAGCAATAAACTGAAAGATTACTTAAAACATCATAGAGCGTACCTTCGGTAAATTACCGGATCCACATCAAGATTCGTGCCGCTCTACTTGCCTACGTTATCAAAAGCCGCCCAACCGGGCGGCTTTTTCTTTGCCTGCCCGCCTCCCCGTTCAACAGGACACCTCATCATGGCCAGACTAGGCGCCTATCCGCGCATCGCGACCCTGGACGGGTCAGAGGTGATCGTGGTCGAGCAGCAGGGCTGCACGCGCACCATGAAACTCGGCGATGTTGCGCCTTCGGTCCCCAACCAGTCGGCCAGCGGGGTCTTTTTTGCCGATGACGGCGCCAGGATCGGGCGGATCGGTGACCGTTTCTTCATCGGGGCGGCAGCAGACAACCAGGGGCTGCGAGACCGCGACACGGCCCATAATGACTGGCTCTCGCAGATCATGGGCTCGACCTCGATCGGCGCCTGGGCCACCTGGACAAGCACGTTTGCGGCCATTTCGCGCTTCGGGGCCACCGGCATCATGGGGGCGTCACGCACCTCGGACAGCCAGAAACAGAGCAGCTATATGGGCTTTGTGCCCTCGGCGGTCGGGATTGCCGCCTGGGGGGTTGCTGACGAGAAAAAGAACCCGACGACCGCAACAGCCTATGCCTATTATGGCGAGGGCTGGCGCATGGAGGGCGTCAACTACCAGCCGAGTTTCGTCATGGAGCTGGAAACCGTCAATATGGGCGGACCGGCTGCGGGCATGTCCACGCCGTTCCACCCCAATTGCGGCGGCGGCACCTATGCCATCCAGATCGGTTCGGGTGGCGGGCAGACAGCCGGATCAAGTGATGCCGAAGCCGGGATCGTGTTCGTGCGCAACCCGTCACGGCACAAGAGCGGTATTATCTTTGCCAATGACAGCCTGACCGGCACGGATGGTCTTGACGGCTATGGCACGGCCATTGCCATGGGTACGCGCCAGGGCATTGAGTGGCGCACGCCCGAAACACGCGAGAACGTGCAGGGGCTTGATTCCGGCGCCATGCTGTTCTCGACCGTATCGGAAACGAAAAAAGGCCAGCGCCTGCAGTTCTCCGATGATGGCGTGCTGATTACCAACATGTCCGGGCAGCTTCTGTTTTCGGTTTCGCCCAATCCGGCCCCCACCAACACGCTCAACATCCAGGCGGGGAGCGGTCAGGCGGCGGCGGGGCTTTATGTGCAAAAGGGTGAGAACGGCTCATCCAATCTCGGCCTCTATCCCGGCCCAGGGGGTGAATTGCAGATTGCCAGCCCCGTGACGGACCAGGGCGCGCGGCTCTCGCTCAACGATCAGCCGGTGTTCTGGCTGCATATCAACGTCAACGGGCGTTCCCTGCGCCTGCCGCTCTTCACTCCGGAACAGGCGGGGGGCTGAGCCATGGAAGCCATTCTTGATTCCGGCCTGTGCCCGCTTGTCGATACCACCGGCAGGCTCTGCGCCTTTGGCTGTGACAATGCCTTTACCGGGTCGAGGCTCACGGCCTCGGCCTTCATGCCGGATCTGCCGGTTGACAATCTTGCCACCCCCCAGGGCGCTCCTGCCACCGCATGGCGCGCACCGGGGCGCACGGCCTCGGTCACGATCGAACCGGGCGGGATGGTGGACTGGCGGTGTTTCTCGCTGCACCGCACCAATCTGACCGCGACCGCGCAATGGTCGGTGAGGATCTGGCGCGGGGCGACACTGGCGCATGAAACCGGCCTGCTCGCCGCCGATACACGCGACGGGCAATCGGTCATGATGCTCGATACCGCCGTGACCGGCGACCGGGTGACCATCCTGATGGCCGATGCGCAGAACCCTGACGGGTTCCTGTCCATCCCGCTCGCCTATGCCGGGCCGCTCTGGCAGCCACAGCGTAACATGGCCTGGAGCAGCGGCGAGAGTGCCGAGAGCGGGGCCGATACGGTCACGAGCCTTTCCGGCGTGGAATATGTCACGTTGCGTTGGCAGCGCCGTGTGCTGCGTATCGAGCATCAGTCGCTCGGTACCGAGGAACTGCCGCAGATCCGCGCCATGCTGGCCCTTGGCCGCACGGGGGCGAACATCCTCTTTCTGCCCGATCCGGGGGCGGGCACGCGCAGCGGTGATGCGGTGTTCGGGCGTGTGGAGGCAGGCGAGATCACCTCCTCTGCCGGGGCCGCCAACCGGCGCGCCCTTACCCTTACCATCAGGGAGAGACTATGATGCCCATGCTCGGCAATTTCGTGCTGGAAAGCGCGAATAATCCCGGTACCGGCTCTTTCATCCTCAGCGGGGCGCCTGCCGGGCGCCGGGGCTGGTCGGGCGCGTTCCCGGATGGTGAGGTCTATTATTTTGCCGATGACGGCACCCAGGCGGAATGGGGCATAGGCCGCCTTACCCATGGCGTGCCTGCCAGTATTTCACGCGATACGGTGCTGGGCACCACGGCGGAAAAAACCGCGCGGCTCAATTTCACCGGCACGACGCTGGTCTATTCCGCCCTGCCCGCCGAGGCCGTACCGCCTCCGGTCACGCAGGGTCTTGCGGTCGTGGCGGACAAGGCATGGAAAGCCCAGAGCCTTGTTCTGGGCAGTGTCGATGTGACGCTGACCGGCCCGGCATTGCGTGCCGAGTTCCGCGCCACGCTGCGCCTGGTTGACAGCACGGCCACGGATACCAGCACGCAGGTGGCGCGCGCGATCGTGGCCATTCACACGATCGATGCGCAGGGCAACACCACCGCGCAGCCCCTTGCGGCAACGGGCAGCAATCTGCGCCTTGATCGCATGGGTTTTCTGGGGGTCACGGCCACAACCCTGACGCATGGCACAACCGGCAGCACGCTGCGGCTTGTGGCGAGTGTGCAGGTGCCCCCTGCCTCGAACCAGGGGCCACTTCTGGGCATGGCGTTGCAGGATGGCGCGCTGCAATGGCTCACCAGCTGACCCTGCCCGCCCCCTTTCCCGTCTGACGGGATTATTCGGGAGATCTATCCATGACCTGGCGACCAAGCGCCAATATTCTCCGCCCCGGCAACGGGGCGGGTGGTGGCGCGTGCCCTTCTTCCAGATCCGCTCTCGCCTGGCCCTCTGCGGCATTGCATGGCGGGGGTGATTACAGCGTCGATTTTGAC